GCCAGAAATATATGCATCGTGAGCGGCGTTAATGGCGAAGCGGCCACCCAGCAAATCCAAGGCCACCTACGAGGCCCGCAAGGCGCAGTCGTCGTCGTGGAACAAGCGGCAGTCTGCCGCCGGTCGCGACATCGGCGAGATCCCGCCGGTCTCAGACGCCAAGCGTCACAAGCAGTGCCGCGATGACTTCCGGGCCTTCTGCGAGACATACGGCGCCGAGTCGTTCCCGCTGGCCTGGTCGCCCGACCACCTGCGAGCCATCGACAAGATTCAGCGTGCCGTGCTGGCCGGCGAGTTGTTCGCCTTCGCCATGCCTCGCGGCTCGGGAAAGGCGCTAGCCCTGACAACTCCACTGCCGACCCCGTCTGGGTGGACGGCTATGGGCAAGGTAGCAGTTGGCGACTCGCTCTACGACGAACATGGCAAGCCGTGCAAGGTAGTGGCTGCGACTGCCGTAATGACCGGTCGTGAGTGCTACGAAGTGGAGTTTGACGACGGCGAGGTGATTACCTGCTGTGGTGATCACCTGTGGACTGTTCAAGACCGTTTCAGTAGACGCAACCCGCTTACGTTGCGGACTGAGGACATGGCGTCGCGTGTCGTACTTTCCTCAAAGCGAGGATGGAGCGAATTTCGGTACACAATCCCAGTGGCTGGGGCTCTCGCTGGTAGCGACGGCAAGTTTGTGGTTTCACCGTATGTGCTTGGCGCATGGCTCGGAGACGGAAACGCAGCCGGCAATCGCATAACTATCGGAGATTCAGATGCAGATGAAATGCTCAAAATACTTTCCAGGCACGAAAACATCGGGGCGTGTTCAAAAAGCAAGGTTTCAAATGCAGCGTGCTACACAATTGGAACAGGAAGAAAGCTGGCGACTCACGCCAGGCTCATGCTTGAGCAAAGGGTTCGGCAACGGTACGCAATGGGATGGTCTAGGTCGCAGATCAAGAAAGAACTTGGCTGCACATCCGGTGCCGTTGACAGTGTGCTTGGTAATTGCGGCACATTTGGCTTTGACGTCAAAAGCGTGAGCCTGAAATGCAGGCTGGCGTGGATTGGCGTGCTCGGAAACAAGCACATTCCGCCGCAATACATGCGTGCAAGCGAAGAATCTCGCATGGAACTGCTCCGTGGGCTTATGGACACGGACGGCTCAATTGAAAAGAAAGGTCGCTTTGCTGAGTACGTCACAAAGCTGCCAGCCCTGCGGGACAATGTGATGGAGTTGGTGGCGTCTCTTGGATACAAGTGCCGCTACCGCACAAAGCTGATCAATGGGAAGCCGTACTACAGAGTCACATTCTCGCCTACTGACGGCAGGATAGTTTTTGCGCTTCCGCGAAAAGCAGCTAGGCAAGTAACGACAAGCAGAGCCAGGATCTCTGCAACACGTCGCATCGTTGCCATACGCAAGGTTGATAGCGTTCCAGTAAGGTGCGTTCAGGTGGATTCTCCGAGTCGCCTGTATCTGTGCGGCCGTGCGATGATCCCCACACACAACTCGACGCTCTGCGAGTGGGCCTGCCTCTGGGCCATGCTGTACGGCCACAGGCCGTTCGTGATGCTCGTGGGTGCCGATGCCGCCATTGCCGGCGGAATGCTCGACAGCATCAAGTCGCACCTGGAGCAGAACGACCTGCTAGCCGAGGACTTCCCGGCAGCGTGCTGGCCTATCCGTGCCCTGGAGGGCATCTCCGCTCGAGCTCGCGGGCAGACGTGCGGCGGGGAGCCGACGCACATGGAGTGGCTCGCGGACAAGATCACGCTGCCATGGATCAAGGGGGCACCGTGCGCCGGTGCGGCTGTTCGCGTCGCCGGCATCACGGGACGCATCCGAGGCGTCAAGCACACCCGTCCGGATGGCGTCACCGTCCGTCCGTCGCTTGTGCTGTGCGATGACCCGCAGACAGACGAAAGTGCGGCCAGCCCTTCGCAGGTCGCAACACGCGAGCGTGTGTTGTCTGGGGCAATCCTCGGCCTCGGCGGGCCGGGCGTACGGATGTCTGGGCTTTGCACCATCACGGTGATCCGACCAGACGACCTGGCCGACAGGCTCTTGGACCGCACGAAGCATCCTGCGTGGCAGGGCGAGCGGTCGCAGCTGGTCTACGAGTGGCCGACCGACGAGGACTTGTGGGGGCAATACGCCGAGATCCGCAGGCAGGGCCAGCGTAGCGGCGAAGGGACGGAAGCGGCCGACGAGTTCTACCGCGAGCGGCAGGCGGCAATGGACGCCGGCTCGCGCGTGGCGTGGCCGGAGCGGAAGCACGAGGACGAACTGTCGGCGATCCACCATGCCTGGAATCTCCGCATCGACCGTGGAGAGGCGGCGTTCTTCGCCGAGTACCAGAATCAACCGCTCGCCGACGACATCTCGAGCGAGAAACTGGACCGCAAGCACCTGGCGACCAAGGTTGTCCCGCTGCCTCGTGGCGTTGTACCGCTCGGGCACAACACGCTGACGGCGTTCGTCGACGTGCAGGAGCGTCTCCTGTACTGGCTGGTGTGCTCGTGGGGCGAGTCGTTCGGTGGCCACGTCGTTGCGTACGGCACCTACCCTGACCAGGCGGCGAGCGTGTTTGAGGCGTCGAGTGCAAAGAAGACGCTTGCCAACGCCAGCAAGCAGGGATTTGAGGCGGCGCTGCGGGCCGGGCTCGATAAGACCGTTGAACTACTTCTCGGCCGTGACTGGAAACGTGAAGACGGCGCCGCTGTGCGGATTGACCGTCTGCTCGTGGACGCCAACTGGGGCCGGTCGACGACGACGGTGCGGACGTTTTGCAGGCAGTCGCCGTTCACAGCGTCCATCTACCCGTCGCACGGCAAGGGTATCGGTGCGTCAAGCCAGCCGCTCGCCGAGAAGGGCGCCCGTGGCGACAAGCTTGGGCTCAACTGGCGTATCGGCCAGATCAGCGTCGGCCAGCGGTCGGTGACGTTCGATACGAACTTCTGGAAGTCGTTCGTGGCTGCGCGTCTTCGCATGGGCGTCGGGGCGCCGGAGACAATCACGCTGCACCAGGGAGACCACGAGCTGCTCCTGCAGCATCTGACGAGCGAGTTCCCTGTGCGGACGGAAGCCCGTGGCCGAGTCGTGGACGAGTGGAAGTCGGCCGGCAAGGAAAACCACTGGCTAGACGGCCTTGTCGGTGCGGCGGTGGCTGCGAGCGTTGCCGGCGTGCAGCCGACTGCTACCGAGGCCGGCGGGCGACAGCGGCGAAAGATCTCAATTCCAAAGGCTGCCAACGGCCGAAAGATCATCCAAGTAAAAAGGCTCGGAGCATGAATGACATCGTCTTGACGACCGTCGACGGATTGGAGCCGCGCGACGCAGTCGGAATCGTGTGGCGTCTGACAAAGCCTGAGAGCGAGTGGCAGCTTGAAGTTTTGTCGTGCCTGCGTGGTGAGGGCTCCAGCTCCACGCCGGTGGCCGTTTGGCGCAAGGACGGCTGCTTGATTGGGTGGGCGTGTTCTCACGTCTGGCGTGACCAGCAGACGCTCGAAATGTTTGTTGACGAGCGGCACCGTCGCGAGGGGAAGGCGTTCACGCTGGCGTCCATGCTCGTGGCGTCTGGCGTTATTGACCGCGTGGCGCCTGTTGCGGTGTTCTCAGAGCCGACAGCCGCCATCGCTCGCCGTCTGGGGCTGACGCCTGTGGTGTACGAGCGACGTGGCGGCGACTGGGTCGCAGTCTGACGCCATACCCCCTCTCGTCTGCCGTGACTCGCCCGTAGTTTCGTCCCAATGAGCGACGAACTGCGGGACAAGATCTCCGAGGTTGCGCAAGGCCCGAAACGTGTCCGCACGGACGCGGGCGAGGTCGAGGCGCAGGACATCGGAGACATGATCGAGGCCGACAAGTATTTGTCGGGCAAGTCTGCCGTCTCGCAGACGTCGACCAGGAAGAACCGTGGACTGCGGTTCAACCGGTTGATTCCTCCGGGTGGCGGCTCCTGATGGGCCTGTTCGGCACACTCTTTCGCGGTAAGCGGCAGCTACAGCCTGTGGCTGTGCCGATGCGCGTGCGTGCCCGGTACGACGCCGCTAGTGAGGGCGACGACCGCAAGCACTGGGCGAACGCCGATGCGTTTGCTGCGGATACGGCGCTCTCGCCGATGGTGCGCCGGCAGATCCGCAACCGTGCTCGGTATGAGCGGGCGAACAACTCCTACCTCGCCGGGATCGTGGAGACGCGGTCGAACGACATCGTCGGCACCGGTCCACGGCTGCAACTCGACACCGGCTTTCCAGACGTCGACCGCCAGGTGGAGCGGCTGCTGTTCGACTGGTCGTGGTCCATCGACCTGCCCGGCAAGCTGCGGACGATGGCGGATGCCAAGACCATCGACGGCGAAGCATTCGCCCTGATGATCTCAAATCCACGGATGCCGGGCGTGCAGCTCGACTTACGGCTGATCGAGGCCGAGATGGTCGCCACGCCGACGGAGCTGATGTCGCAGACGGTGACGCCTGACGGCAGCACGGTCGACGGCCTGGAGTTCGACTCCATCGGCAACGTCGTGGCGTACCAGGTACTAAACTACCACCCCGGCGCTAACTATCGCGTGAACACGTTCGAGTTTCAGCGGGTGCCGGCATCGCAGATGGTGCATTGGTTCCGGGCGCAACGTGCCGGCCAGCATCGCGGCGTGTCTGAGGTGGCGCCGGCGCTGAAGCTGTTCGGCCAGCTGCGTCGGTACACAGAGGCGGTCTGTGCGGCTGCGGAGACGGCGGCGGATTTCGCCGGATTCCTACGCACCAACTCGCCGGCCGCCGAGGTGGACGACGTCGATGCGTTCGCCGAGATG